AACACATACTTTCTTAACTTTATCAATAAAAATGTTGATGGAATCTTGCACCCTTCTGTAAAGACTTTAGGTGCTCGCACATCTCGTATGTCAATCACAGACCCTGCGCTACAGACTCTTCCTAAGGGTGATGACACAGTGCGTCGTGCTTTTATTCCAAAAGATAAAGACCACGTCATTATTACTTCAGACTTAGACCAAGTTGAGTTTCGTATGTTTGCATCTTTATCTAAAGACCCAAACCTCATCACACTGTTTAATCGTGCTGATGAAACTGGCTCTGACCCCTTTACAGAAATTGGTCGTGAGGTTTATCAAGAACCAGAAATGACTCGTTCAGATAAGCGCAGAACTCTTATTAAGGGAATGGTTTACGGACGTCTTTATGGCGCTGGTGTTGCTAAGCAAGCACTTACTGCTGGAGTTGCTGAAATGCAGATGAAGGCGGTCTCAGATGCTTTTGATAGGCGATACCCAGGAATGATTAAGTTCCAAAAAGAGATTGAACATCTTGGCGCAACTCGTGAGCGCAATGAAGGTCAAGGCTACATTTACACATGGACTGGTCGTAAGATTCCTTGCGATGAAGGTCGTGTCTATACTCTTATCAATTATCTTATTCAAGGCGGTGCTGCTGAAGTTTTCAAGAGTAATCTTATAAAACTTGATCAAGCAGATTTGACTGAGCATTTGATTGTTCCTGTACACGATGAAATTGTTCTTCAAGCACCTCGTGAAGATGCTGAAGAAATCAAGAAGATAGTTCAAGAATGTATGACAACAACAGATGGCTGGGATGTTCCACTTACTGCTGGAATTGACGGCCCACTAGAGACGTGGGGAGATAAGTACTAATGTATGTTCTTTCAGTAGACCCAGGAAAAATGAGTGGTGTGTGCCTTCTTGAATGGTCAGGAAATGAAGATGACCTGCCAGTTGTTAAATTTTCAGTTGAAGTAGATGATGCTGGATATGCCAGCCCAATTGAAATTGCGCTACATCAATGGAGATCCTATGATTCTTTTATGGTCGTATGTGAACGCTTTACTATTACAGCACAAACTGTAAGAAATTCGCAAGCGCCATACAGTCTTGAGCAAATAGGAATTCTCAAGCATATGTGTAGAGTAAACGGCTATAAGCCTGAAGACATCACTTTTCAGGCTCCTGTAGACGCTAAAACAATGTTTACAAATGAAAGTCTCAAGAAGATTGGGACTTGGCATAAAGGCGGGGACGGGCACGCAAATGATGCCATCCGACACGCCCTGCTAAAACTGGTTAAAAGTGGTTGGAAGCCAAAAGTTCTGCTAAAATGATACGGTCTTGAAAAAGTAAAAAACTATTTTTTCTGGTACCGTATGTTCTAAGTACATAATGACGGTTGGGGGTTGTAGTGACAGTATCTGTAGATATAGATAACGGTGGGGAACACATCCTTATTACCGCTGAGTGGCGCCTCAAAGAACTCTGTAAGAGCCTTCCAGGAGCCTCCTGGAGCCCTTCTGACCAGGTTTGGAGAGTTCCCCTAAGTTGGACAACCTGTCTCGCTCTACGCTCTACATTCCGCAATGACCTAGTTATTGGACCAGCCTTATCTGAATGGGCTGCTAATGAAGTAACCACCAGAATCAACCCTTCTAATGCTTTTAGAGAGTTAGAAACCTTTGAAGGCGATGAAATCCTTTTCCCTCACCAAAGGGCTGGCGTTGAGTTTTTAGCAACAGCCAAACGAGCCCTACTAGCCGATGAGCCTGGCTTAGGTAAAACAGCACAGGCTATCCGTGCCCTCAAGATGCTCCACGAAAGAGGAGAAGAAATCTTTCCAGTTTTGATTGTCTGCCCTAACACTTTGAAAAAGAACTGGGCTAGAGAATTTACGAAGTGGTGGCCTGAGGTTCCAACACAGGTAATCAAAGGCTCTGCGGTTCAACGCAAACGTCAGTTTGAAGACCCAGCGCAAGTATTTATTATTAACTGGGAATCTCTTAGAACCCACTCACGACTAGCACCTTATGGCTCTGTTGCTCTGACTCGTTGCCGTGCTTGTGGTGGGCAAGATGAAAAGATTAGCGAAACACGTTGCGAAGTACATCTTCGTGAACTCAACCATATTGATTTCAAAGCCGTTATTGCAGATGAGATTCACCGTTCTAAAGACCCTAAGTCAAAGCAAAGTCGTGCTCTTTGGTCTGCTAGTGGGGACTCAAAGATTCGTTTTGCACTTACTGGAACACCTATTGCCAATAATGTTGTAGACCTTTGGTCAATTCTTCATTGGATTTCTCCAAAAGATTGGCCAAGCAAAACAAAGTGGATTGACCGAATGGTTGACACAATGCTCAATGCTTTTGGCGGAATGATGGTTATTGGCGTAAAGCCAGCGATGCAAGATGAGTTTTACAAATCTGTAAACCCAGTTATGCGTCGTATGCTCAAGAAAGTAGTGCTTCCTTGGCTTCCACCAGTTATCAATGAACGCCGAGATGTTGAAATGTCAACTAAGCAGAAGAAGGCTTACGAGCAAATGCGTGACCTAATGATTGCTGAACTTGGCTCTGGCGATACGCTAACAGCGCCTAGTGTTTTGACACAAACAATTAGACTTCTACAGTTTGCTAGTTCTTACGCAACTTTGAGCACTAACGAATCTACAGGAGAAATTAAAGCCATTCTTGATTCGCCTTCTTGCAAAGTTGAAGCGTTGATGGATGATATTGACAATGGAGACTTTGGAGATGACTCTGTTGCTGTTTCTGCTGTATCAAAGCAACTTATCAATCTTCTCAGCGCAGAGATGACAAAGAAAAAGATTCCTCACGGTCTTATCACTGGAGACCAAGATGAGGATGAGCGTCAGAAGGCTATTGACGATTTCCAATCTGGTGCAATAAAGTGGATTTTGTTTACAGCACAAGCAGGTGGTGTAGGTATTACCTTGACTGCTGCTCGTCGCTTGATTATGCTTCAGAGGCCGTGGTCTCTTGTAGACCATAAGCAAGTGCTAGATAGAGTTCATAGAATCGGGAGCGAGATACACGACTCAATTGTGATTACTGACTATGTAACTGAAGGAACAATTGAAGAACGTGTGATTCAAGTTCTTGAAACTAAAGCCGACAACTTTGAGCAGATTGTTCGGGACAAAGACCAGTTGCTCAAACTTCTACAAGATGACAAGGCGGGTAAGTTATGAGTGAAATCATTAGACTTTCAAACTCAGAGTTACAAACATTCAAAGATTGTCGCAGACGTTGGTGGCTAAATTACTATCGTCGCTTACAGCCAAAGCAAAAAGATATGACTGGTGCGCTAGCACTTGGAACTCGTATCCACGCAGCCTTAGATGCTCACTACGCACAAGGTACGCCTCTCCTACAGGCTCACTCAGAACTAGTTGAGAAAGATAAGCAACTTCTTCTTGCCGACTTTAGAGATGTCAATGATTTAGAGACAGAAGCCGAACTTGGACGCATCATGCTTGAAGGCTATGAGCAGTGGGTTGAAGAAAACGGAATTGATGCTGAACTTGAAATGATTTCAACTGAAGAAAAGATTGTTGCTCCATTGTTCAATGGTGCTGTAGAACTTCAGGGAAAACTTGATATGCGTGTTCGCCGTAAGGCAGATGGAGTTCGCTTGTTCCGCGACTTCAAAACTGTTGGTGGTTCACTATCAGAGTTCTCAAGCATGGCTCATATGAATGAGCAGGTTATGACTTATATGCTTCTTGAATCTTCAAAGTTTGATGAGAAAGAACGCTCAGAGGGTGGAATCTTTACTCTTATAAAGAAAGTTCGTCGTACTGCGGCAGCAAAGCCACCTTTCTACGACCACGTTGAGATTAGGCACAATATTTTCACTATGCGTTCTTTCTGGCAACGCATTCACGGAACTATTGCTGACCTAATGAGAATCAGAACAGCACTAGACGCTGGAGAAAATCCTGCGTTCCATGTATATCCACGAGCCAGTAGAGATTGTAAGTGGAAATGCCAATTTTTCGCTATATGCCCAATGTTTGATGACGGAAGCGCCGTTGAACAAGCACTTAGCGATTCGTATGAGGAAAAAGATCCTTATGCGTATTACGACACAGACAAAACAGGAAGCGAGTGACAATGGGCGAAATTCAACGCTCTTTAACGGTTATGGTTTACGGCGAAAGCAAAGTTGGTAAATCAACATTTGCTGTAACTGCACCATATCCTCGCCTAATGCTTGACGTTGAGGGCGGGCACCGATTCCTGCCTATTGTTGTCAAGTACTGGGACCCACTGCGAGAAGAACCACCAATTGCAGATGGAAGTTGGGACACCGTTGTAGTTCAAGTTCGGGACTACGACACAGTTATCAAAACCTATCAATGGCTACAACTTGGAAAGCACCACTTCAAGAGTTTGATTATCGACTCAATCTCTGAACTCCAAGTTAAGTGTATGGACAGCATTGCTGGTACTGAGCAGATGAAGATGCAACAGTGGGGCGAATTACTTCGTCACATGGGTGGTCTTCTACGCGACCTCCGCGATTTAACTATGCATCCAACCAATCCGCTAGAGGCAGTAGTGCTTACAGCAATGTCAAAGACCTCACAGGATGGACGTCATCGTCCTTACCTACAAGGTCAATTGCAGATTCAAGCACCATACTTC